TAATAAATTGTAACTATCTTCTTTTGACAAATAATATATTCCATAAGCTGTTACTTATTTGCATGTAGTTATTCTATATCTTCTTTCTAAGATATATTTAGGAATCATTGTTTCTTCATATTCATTAGAAATAATTACATTTGCTAAATTTTACTCATTTATACTTCAAATGTTACCTAACTTTAAATCATCTAATACTCCTTCTGTTGTGCCAAATATTTGTAAACTTACATCAAAAATTGATTGATTCTGCCGTATTGTTACATTCTTTTTTAAAATTGTTTCAGTTGTTACTACAGGTTTAAAAGTATTGGTTAATATTGGTTCATAATAAATTTCAAGTCCTGTAATTGATTCATTATTTATGTTTTCTAAAATAGGATTCCATTTAATCAAATTATAGACATAACTAATATTTGAGTAAAGTTTTAACGATACATCAATTATTGATTCTCCATATTTTATAGTGTATTTAGACATTTCTTGTTGCGTCTACAGTTATATCTAAAATATCATAAGGACTTACATACACATCTACATCAGTAAAACCATCGGCTTCTAATTGAACTGCAATGTTACGTTTTAATGCTAAACTTTGACCACTTGATTTTATGTAGTTTTCAATACCAACTCCACACAATGGAAATTGTTTCCACGAACCAATCCATGAATCAATTATTAATTCAATATGCTGTGAATCACTTTCTTGAACATCAAAATCGCCATTTACAATATGTAAATCACTATCTAATAATATAATATCTTTAACTGCCATGTTTTACTTTTATATTTTGTAAGTCGTTTTTTACTGTAGGTGTTAAATTACCAACAACAACAGGAGTTGCAGGACCAGTATTTCCACTAATTAAACCACCTGAATGAATATGAGTAGATGAATATGTTATTAACTCATTTACTTTATTTTCGAGTTGGTTTAATTTTGTAACCAAGTCATTAACCTTTACGATTCCATCTAAATTATCACCGTTCAAATGTATTTCATCAATTTCGCTACACATTGAAATGTAGCCTGTAGTGTTGTTAATTAAAGTAACTACTACAATACTATTTTCTTTAGGTATTAATTTGAAACCAATTTTATTATCAGCAATTAAACGTACATTAATTAAAATAGCTGAGCCGTCTACAGGTTCGCAATCACATAAATACTTTTCTGTATCAATATTTGTTACTATGCAAACTTCAGAATAAGTTTTATCTATTCCTGCAATTTTACGAATAGCAAATTTTATATTTTGTAAATCATCCATTAACTACCGTTGTTTCTAAAATCAAATACATTACTTTCTGCTTTGCCTATAAATGAACCTACATCAATAGTTTGACGCCATCCACCGTTTACACTTAAAGAATATTCATTACCTACAATTTGATAATAACCATCTTGCTCAGGAAATTTCTCGCTTGTTATTTTTGCAATATCGCCATGTTTTACAAATGGTTCTCCAAATGTAAATATCTTACCAACGTAACCAGTATATTTAACCTCTTTTAATTTTAAATCTGCAAATGTTTTTAAATCAGCATCTGTAGCGTTGTAAGTATAATATGTTTTTTGTGAGCCATCCAAATCACCAACTTCAATCTGTTTTTTAGTATTATTTGCATCCATACTAATACAAACTATTTTTATATTTAAATCATCTGCTTGTTGGTATTCTAATGATTCACTATTTATAATTGTTTTTTCAAAAGCAAATTCTTCTGTATTACTTTTAGCTGCATTACTTGGTAAACCTACATGTAAAACACCATCTACAAAATAAGAATATAAACCATATTCACGTCTTAAAACATCTAATACTTCTGTTACACTAACTTTTGTTGCTCTTAAATTACCTAAATTAACATCATCTGTATAACCAATTCCATCAGGTTTATTAACTATAATTTTATATTTAATGTCTTCAGGAATCATGTAGTCGAGTAACTGATTCAATGTTATTGGGTCGCTTGTTATAATTGGTTTTTTTAATGGTTTACCTTGAGGATATTTCTTTGTAGGTTTACCGTTTGTGATAATTCCTGTTTTTTCTGGATACGTTACTTTAATATTTTTTAATAAAAACATTTTATCCTCACACTCAATAACAATTGGATTGTTTGCTCCAATTTTAGTAATGTAACCTTCAAAAATTGTTCTTAATTTATAATCATAACCTATTTCAATCTTAATTGAATCACCACGTCTGAATAAAGCAGTAGTTCCTGTGAATATATTACGACCATCATAATTAATATTTCGTGGAAACATTACCTTTGCAGTACTTGTTAATTTATCATAAGTAGTATTTACAGTAACCTCATTAACAAAATCTATTTCAAAGACTTTGCCATTTACAGGAGTTATTGTTATTTTACTATCTATTTTAAGCATTAGATTTTATTTCAAATGGAGTTTCAGATAAACAAGTTAATGTATAATCATACACGTTTCTCATGCCCTCACGTTGCTCGTAAGTAACGTTTGTTATAACTACAGTATAAACCTTTAAGTCATCAAGAAAGTTGCTTATAACGTCTATTTCAGCGTTGTAACCTCTAAATAAATCTAATTTTTTTAATTCCTCACTTGGACGTTTATTTGATAACTCACCAACAATAACGCCACGAATTGATATTTGCCAATCACCATCAGAAACATATTCTTTAATAGTTCCATTTCTACCTTGAACAGATGTTTTAACAATGTTTTTTTCTTGAGTAGCAGTTATTAAAGCAACTTCTAAAACCAAATCATTAGCAGTTATTTGACCTGTATTTCTACTATCAGGTACAAATGTTTGGGTTTGATTACCAGCTCCTGCAGGTTTTTTAAATATAACGGCATCAAATACTTGCATACCTGATAAATTACCAGTAATACCTAATGTATCCTCAAACTCTTGTTCTTTAGAAACTTTAGTTTGGTCAATATTGTAAAATTTAGGTTTCAATAAACCCAAACCCAAACCTTTTAAAATTAGTTTAGATTGATTTTCAATATTTTGCCTTCTTGTTAAATTGAATTGCACCATTATCTTGTTATTAAATTAGCATCATTTACCATTTCTAAGAATACTTTTGAAATTTCTTCACGAATTTTACTTGTACCTTCTTTTAATGTTTGTGTACTTAAATTTAAGTTTTCTACTAATTTTGTAATATTAATTGTTAATGATTGAGGTCTTGCTGCAGTAATATTTACGCCCGAGTTTTGAGCACTTGGTTTTAATGAAGCAAGTTTTTCCTTTTCAGTTGCGTTTAATTTATCATTTGGTTTTGACTTTAAAACAGACATTGAACCCTGTAATTGTTTTACAGCATTACCTGCTAATAATATTTTTGCACTTGCAAATTCATTAGATATTTTGCCTGCTTTTGCTTGTTCATTTGTTCTTTTAATTACATCAGAAAAATATTGTAAATTTTGAGCAATATCTTTAAATGAACCACCACCTGTTTCTGTAATACTTTGATATTCTGCAGCTGTATTTTTTAATGATTGTCTATCTCCAACTAACATTTTAGATTTTAAACCTAAATAATCATTATAAAATTTAGATAAAAAATTTGATTCTAATCCTGTTCCTTTTAAAGTTGAATCTAAAATATTTTCAGCAGTTATTTTTCTACTAACAGCATTCAACATTTTATTCATGAAGTCAATAGTACCAGCAATAATACCTGTTTGTGATTTGCCTATATTAACCTTTATTTGTTCCCAAGTGTCAGCCATGTTAGATAACTTTCCACCAACTGTTTGTGATTGTTCTGCCATTAAATTAAAGAATTGACCACCCTCAGCAGTCATATCTTTAAAAGAACCTTCAATATCTTTGAATCCTATTTTACCAGCCGAAACCATTGAATTAATGTTTTCAGTTGTTGTATTTAATCGTTTTGCTAATGTTTCATAAATTGGAATACCACGTCCTGCAAATTGACGTAAATCTATTAATGTAACACGTCCACTTGTTTTTAAAGTTCCATATAACTAAGCAATATCCTCTAATGGTGCACCAACTCCA